GCTCAACTTCACCGAGGGCCTCGGGGGCAAGGCCGCAGCCATCGCCACGGAAGTCACCGACAACTTTCAGCAGTGGTGCAGCGCAGCATCGCTGACCGAGATGCTGAAGTGGGGCGTGATGCTCGGCATCAGCTTCGGGCAGATGCTGTGGGAGGTCGAAGAGGGCCGCCTGTGCCCGCGCATGAAGGTCTGGCACCCCATGCACGCTTACTGGCGCTGGGACACGCGCTCGTGGTGGATGGTGACCGAGGGCGGCGTCGTCGAAGTGAAGGGCGGCGATGGGCAATGGGTGGTGTTTGCGCCGTACGGCGAGCAACGCGCGTGGATGCAGGGCGCAGTGCGCTCGCTCTACGTGCCGTGGCTGCTGCGTCAGTGGACGCTGCGCGACTGGGGCCGCTGGGGCGAGGTCTACGGTTCGCCGATTCGAAAGGTGACGACGCCGGCCGCATCTGAGGAGTCAGACAAGCAACGCTTCTTGCGCGAGGTGGCTCAGCTTGGCGCGTCGTCGACGATTCGACTGCCAACCTCGGCTGACCCGAACCAGCGCTTCGACGTCGAGCTCGTCGAGGCCACGTCCACCGGCTACGACGGCTTCGACAAGCTGCTCGCCAAGACCGAGTCATCGATGGCCATCGCCCTGCTCGGCCAAAACCTCTCAACGGAAGTGACGGGTGGAAGTCACGCGGCGGCCTCGGTTCACGCGAGCATTCGCAACGACATTCTCGAGAGTGACGCGAAGTCGTTGGCTAAGTGTCTGCATGACCAGTTCTTCATGCCGTGGGCGAACCTCAACTATGGCGACCCCAAGGCAGCGCCGCTGCCGGTGTGGGTCACGGCGCCACCTGAAGACCGTAAAGAGGCCGGCGACGCGCTGAAGTCTCTCGGCGACGGAATCAAGGCGCTCTTCTCGGCCGGTGCGAAGCCGGACACCAACGCCATTCTCGACCATCACGGCGTGCCGGTGACGGGCCCGGCTGAAGAACCAGCCCCACCGCCAGCGCCCGGTGCGGCCGGCGAAGGCCCGGGCGAGAAGGAGCCGCCCACCGACAAGGCGCTCGCCGCGATGTTCTTGGCCACCAAGCCATCGGGCGCACTGCGAGGCCAAGCGTACGCCGATGCGGTGGCAGACAAGGCCCGCGAGCGCGCCACCCAGGCGCTCAAGCCAGACGTGATGCACGTGCTCGGGGCCGTGGCCGCGTCGAACAGCTACGACGAGTTGAAGGGCCGCCTCATCGAGCTCTACGGCAACATGGAGCCATCGCACTTCGCCGTGATTCTCCAGCGGGCGATGTTGCTGGCTGAGCTGGCAGGGCGGCTGGCGGTGTTGGAGGACACGTGATGCGGGTGCCTGAGGCGAGTGACGTTCTGCTTGCCAAGGCTGGCGACCAACAGGCAACGCGTCGAGTGGTCGAAGACATGGCCCAAATCATCGCCATGTATGCCAACCGCTTTGGGCGCATCTTCAAGGGCGATGTCGATGACTTGCGCCAAATTGGAGCGATGGCCGTTTTCCACGCCATCAGCCGCTTCGACCCTGAGCGCGGGCGCGCTTTTAGTTGGTACGCAACGCAGTGGATACGCAGCCGCATGGGGTACGTGCTTGCGCGAGAGCGCCACCGGCCAGAGGTCAGCATGGAGTTGCCAATTGGCGAAGACCAGACGCTTGGCGACGTGCTCCCCGCGCTGGGGCCGTGCACTGACGAGCTTGTCATTCGCTCTGAGGAGGTGCGCAGGCTGCGTCTGGCTCTCGCGCGCATCGAAATACCGGAGCACCGCGAAATCATGCTCCAGCGCGCCGCGGGCAGTGACTACGCAGCCATTGGTCGCAGTGTCGGCTATTCGCGCGAGTACGTTCGGCAAATTGTGAATCTGTACATGAAGGTTTTGAGCGAGACCCTCGAGCGCGAGGCCGCATGAAGGCGCCCTGGGATGTCGTGCGCTTCGATGAGGCGGTGCTGTGGTTTCGCGCGCGACTGCCGAAACTGAAGGACGTCGACTTTCGCAGGCTGGTCAACGAGACGCACCACACCGCGCAGGCTTTCGCTTCGAAGGCGCAGCTCGACTTGACCAACCAGGTCTGGGCCGGCATCGACTCGGCCCTCGAGAGCGGCACGACCTTCGCCGACTTCAAGAAACGCATCACCGAAGCGGTGCAGACTGCCTGGGGTGGCCAGGGCCAGCCTGACGCCAGCCGGCTCGAAACCATCTTTCGCACCAACGTACAAACCGCGTACGGGGCCGGGCGCGTCGAGCAGCTGCAAGACCCCGACGTGCTCGAGTCGCGCCCATTTTGGCGGTACTCGGCAATTCACGACTCACGCACCTCGGTCATCTGTCGCGACTGCGACGGCACCGTGTTGCCGGCCAATCACCCGTGGTGGTCGACGCATCAGCCGCCGATGCACCACCGCTGCCGGTGCACCATCATCGCCATGCGGCCCGCACCGGCTGAGCGGCGCGGCATTACGGTCGATCCAACCGACATCGAGGCCTCACCGGGCTTCGGGAACGTGGAGAAGGTCCGAGAATTTCGGCCCTCAAAGGCAGACTACCCCGCGGAGCTTGTGAGACGGTGGAAGGGGCCGTGATTATGCGCGGGTGAAGTCTGCCCACGTCGCACTCGCCATCGAGCTGCTGAACACCGACGGCAAGGGCCTTCCGACTGAGTTTCGGCTGTTCAAGACGGGCAAGAACAAGACGCTGAAAGGCGACCTGGTCTACTCGAAGCAGAGCGCAATCGACTGCGCGGCCTTTCAGGAAGAGCTCGGTAGAGACTGCATGGTGGACTACGAGCACGCTTCGCTGAACGCCTCGAGCGCCATCGACCCGGCCAAGGCTGGCGAAGCCGCTGGGTTCTTCCGTGTCGAGCCCCGTGAAGACGGGCTCTACGCCTCCAATGTCACGTGGGTCGACGATGCTGCGGCTCGGCTGACGGCTCGCAAGTTTCGGTACTTCTCGCCGGTCGTCTACTTCGACCCGAAGACCAAAGAAATCACCGGCATCTTCAATGCCGCGCTCACCAACAACCCCGCGACGCGCGACCAAACGCCGCTCGTCGCCTCGCTCAACGTCGACCCCGTACCGGAGCCAAAGACCATGAAGACCCTGCTCGCCGCACTTGCCCTTGCCGTCGATGCCACCGAAGCCGAAGCGTTGTCGTCAGTCGAGAAAATCAAGACCGAGCGCACGCTGTTGCTGGCCGCGACCGGCAAGGACACCGTGGCCGAAGCGTCAGGCGCCATCGCCGCGTGGAAGGCTGGCTCGGAGAAAGCCGCCGAATTGTCGGCGAAGCTCGAGGCGCTCGAAGGCGTGAGCAAAAAGTTCGAAGTCGACACCATCGTCAAGAAGGCTGTCGAAGAGAAGCGCGCCGCTCCGGCCCAAGTCGAAGTGCTGACCAAGATGGGTATGCGCGACATCGCCGAGCTGAAGTCGTTTCTCGAGGCCTCGCCCAAGCTGCTCGGCGAGCCCGCCAAGCAGGCTGGCAAAGACGCTGGCGGTACTGACCTTGCGACCCTCAGCGCCGAAGAAAAGGCAGTGCTCAAGCAGACTGGCACTGACCCCGTCGCGTACCTGAAGACCAAGGCGAGAATCGCCGCCCTCGACGCCTGATTTCGTCTCGCACACCCTCTCTGAAGGAACCAAGCCATGACCGCTCTGACTGCTCCCCGAAACACCGCCCGCATCAGCGATGTGAACCAAATCAGCCTCTTCAAGGCGCCCATCGCGGCCTCGACGAAGCTCTACCAGGGCGGCATCGTCTGCCTGAATGCCTCGGGCCTCGCGGTCCCCGGCTCGGTCAGCACCACATTGAAGGCCATGGGGGTGGCGCAAAAGACGTACGACAACTCGACGGGCGCCGCTTCGGCGTTCAACATTGAAGCCCGCGCGGGCGTGTTCTGGTTCAACAGCGGAACATCTGGCGACGCCATCGCTCAAGCCAACGTCGGCGCCACCTGCTACATCATCGATGACAACACGGTCGGCTTGACGAACGGCACTTCCACCCGCTCGGTCGCCGGCACCATCGTCGACGTCGATGCAACTCTCGGCGTTGCGGTTCGCATCTCACTCACCTGATTCAGACGCAACCACACGCCTTCTGACGGAGCACCAACATGCAAATCACCCCCGCCACCATCGACGCACTTTTCTACACCATCAACACCCAGTACCAAGGCGCGTATGAGCGTGCGACGCCGTGGTGGAACAAGGTGGCCATGATGGTCAACTCGACCGGGCGAGAGAATCGCTACGCCTGGCTCCGCTTGATTCCGCGCTTGCGAGAGTGGGTCGGCGAGCGCGTGTTTCGCAACCTTGAGTCAGCCGGCTACACCCTGGCGAACAAGGACTACGAGGCGACGCTTCAAATCGCGCGCAACGACATCGAAGACGACAACATTGGTGTGTATGCGCCCTTCGCGCAGATGCTCGGCGAACAAGCGGCGCGCTGGCCGGATGACTTGCTGCTCGACATCTTGACCAACGGCCAGACGTACCTGTGCTTCGACGGTCAGCCGTACTTCTCGGCTTCGCACCCCACGGGCCAGCCTGGCTCGGCGGCGACGTATTCGAATTACAGCGCATCGGGATTGGCGTTGACCTCGGCCAACTACCAGACGGCGCGACAGACCATGATGAGCTTCGTCGGCGAAGATGGCCGCCCGCTGCGCATCACGCCGAACCTGCTCGTGGTTCCTCCGCAGCTCGAGGCGGCCGGTCGCCAGATTCTCAACGCCGACTTCACCGCGCCCGCTGCGGCACTCGGCCAGAACGCCGCGTCTCAGTACCAGCGCAACGTGTTGCAAGGCTCGGCCGAGCTGCTCGTGGTGCCTGACCTGACCGTCGATGCCGGCGGCTGGTACTTGCTGGACATGACCAAGCCGGTGAAGCCCTTCGTGTTCCAGCAACGCAAGGCGCCCACCACGGTCGCGCTGACCGACCCGCAGAATGAGAATCTCTTCATGCGCAAAGAGTACGTCTACGGCGTCGATGCCCGCGGCAACGCCGGCTACGCGCTGCCGTACCTTGCGTACAAGGGTCACTCGTAAGCGCTGTTTTGAAGTGTTGCGGCGTGCGTCGTTGGGCATTTGCTGGTTCGAAACCGGCCGCCGCAGTCTCGAAGCACCCTGGAGAATCAAATGCCCAAAGTCATCGTCACGGTGCCTCAGCGCCCCGAATTCGGAAACGCCTACTGGGCGCTCCAACGGAAGTTTGACACTGGGGCCACGGTTCTCGATGTCAGCGATGCCGAGCTGGCTGAGCTCCAGGGTCAGCCCGTCATCGGCGTGACGCTCGTCTCAGACTTGGCCGATGCCGTCGCTCCTGCCGTCGTCGATGCGGCTGCCGTCGACGCCTCCGACACCTCGAAGAGCCCCGGCAAGCCCGCCAAGCGCTAACCCATGGCCGCGTACGCAACCCAAGCCGACTTTGCTCAGCTTGGCCTTCCCGCGAAGGCCACGACGGGTATTGCGTACGCAGACATTGATGCCGCGCTCGAGGTGGCATCGCGCCAGGTCGATTCGTACATAGGCAGCCGGTATGACTTGCCGCTGGTCAGCTTCGACATGTCGGTGACCATCGCGGTGTGCTCGATTGCCGCATACAACCTGCTCTCCCGCCGCGGCTTCGCTGCCGGGGCTGCCGACGCCGAGATTGTGCGCCAGCGGTACGAAGACGCCCTCGGCTGGTGCAAAGACGTTGCGCGCGGTCTGGCTCTGCCCGGCGTCACCACGACGACCGACCAGACCAAGCCACCGGTCAACCCTCAGCTTGCTCCGTTCTCGATTCAATCCAGCGTTGACCCATCTGACGGCTCGTTTGTCGTTGGCGCTCCAACCCCGCGGGGGTGGTGAATGGGCTCCCTCGGCGACACGATGAAGCTCCGCGCTCTGGTCGACGGTATGCGCGGCCTGGCGAATCGCTCATGGCGACCGCGCCTGATGAAGGTGCTTGCCCAAGAGGCTGTGGCGCTCTCGCAAGAGTGCTTCGCCGAGTCGAAAGACCCCTACGGCAACGCCTGGCCGCCGCTGAAGATTCGCCAAGGTCAGCCGTTGCTCGACACCGGGCGGCTCCGCAACAGTATCAGCGGGCGTGCCAACGGCTCGACGAGCTTCGTGGTGGGCACCAACGTCAAATATGCGCGCTTGCAGAACTTCGGCGGCACTGTCACCCCGAAGCAAGCCAAGTCGCTCGCCTTTAAGGTCGGCAACCGCATGGTCTTCACCAAGTCGGTGAAGGTGCCTGCGCGCCCATTCTTTCCGAAACAGGTGCTCCCGAAGCTCTGGGCTGATGCCTTCTTTGAGACGGCCTCCGGCTTCTTGGCGTCGCTCCGAAAGGAGGGCGCTCGATGATCACCGACATCTTCACGGCTGTGAGCGCCAACACGGCAATCGCCAGCGTCACCTCAAAGATTGGCGCCGAATTTCTCGACGAGCTCGACGTGGCCCCGGTGCTGGTCTGGGTGCCGACCAGCGACACCTTCACGCCTGGCTCGCGCATCACCTCGACCTCGAGCACCTTCGTCAAGGAGCCCCGCCAAATCGGCATTCGAACCGCAGGCGTGCGCGTGCGCGTGTGGGCGGCTGGCGATGGCACTGTCTTGGGCGACATTTTCGCCACAGAGGACCTGCTGCGGAAGTTTCTCGTGGCCGTGCATGAAACGACGTTCGGCTCGTACCGCGTGCAGTCGATGACGTGGATTGGCCAAGACGGCGGCGAAATCGCCCAGCTTGGCCGCGTCTGCGACGTCAGCCTCACCTTCGACGTGCCGGTCTTCAAAGACGCTCGCATGCTTGGCACTCTCGCAGTCATCACCACCAATGAAATGTCCGGCGCTGAAGCCTTCCCCGCCGGTGACGTCACAAGGACACCGCCGCCATGAATGAGACCAAGACCATCGAAGAGTGGGCCGCCCAGAAAAGCACCGAAGCGTGGCGCTTGGCCGTCTGTCGGGCGACGTTGCCCGGTTGGGGCGTCGGCAAGGTGGTTGATGAAGAGACGTTCGACGCCGCCATGGTGGCCGCGGGCGAACACCAAATTCTGCAGGGCTGAGACGGCTACCTCGAACCTTTTGGAGATCTGACCAATGGCATTGCCTTACGCAAACCTGGCCGTACGAGACGGTGCCCTCGGCATCGTTCCCCAATCCACCCTCGGCACCGTTGCGCTGGTCGGCACGTGCTCGGGTGGCGTTGCCAATACCGTCTACTCCTTCACCGACATTCAAAGCCTGAAGGACACCCTGGGCTCTGGCCCTGTGGTGGCTGCGGCTGCGCTCGTTTTGGCCATCGCGGGCGGCACCGTTGTCGTGTGCAAGGCGACCAGCACCACGGCTGGCACCTTCGGCTCGGTGGTGAAGGTCGGCACCGGCCTCAGCGTGCTGACGCTGACCGGCTCGACGCCGCTCGACTCGTACAACGTGCAGGTTCTCATCGTGCAGGGCGGCACCAACCCTGCAGCGGGCACGGCAACCTTCAAGCTCTCCATCGACGGCGGGCGCACCTTCGGGCCAGAGACTTCGGTTCCAACGGCAGGCACCTACACCACCGCAACCTACGGCCTGACGCTCATCTTCAGCTCAGCGACGCTCGTGGCCGGCGACACGTACACGGTGACGTGCACGGGCCCCGCATACAACACCACGGACCTCTCAACGGCCATCACGGCGCTGATGGGCGACCCGCGCACCTGGTTCCTGCTCTACGCGGTTGGCGTGCCCGCAGATGCTTCGGCCACGTCGGCAGTCTTCGTGATTCTGCAAACCGCGATGGCGACAGCAGCGACGAACTACCGTTTCGCGCGCTCGCTGATGCAGTTCGCCGACCTCGCCGACTCGGCCATTCTCACGGCTGCGGCTTCGCTCGCCGACACCCGCGTGATGTTGGCGGCAGGCTTCGCCAACATTCTCGATGTCACCACGGGCGCCTTCCCGAAGGCACCAGCGGCGCACATCATCGCAGCTCGAGCTGCCTCGGTGCCGCCCTCGGAGGACCTGGGCCGCGTCGCCAGCGGCGCCGTGAAGGGCGTCGCACTGTTGCTTCGAGACGAGTTCAAAACGCCAGGCCTCGACATCGCGCAACTCGCCACGCTGCGCACCCACGTGGGCCAGCCCGGCGCGTACGTCACCAACCCGTACATCAAGGCGGGCTTGGTCTCTGACTTCAAATTCCTTCAGTACGCGCGCGTCATGGACATCGCCAGCGATGCAGTGCGCGCCGGTATGATTCGCTTCCTGAATGACTCGGTGCGCGTCAACGCGACGACCGGGCTCATTCTCGAAGAAGATGCTCGAGGCATCGAGCGCTTCATTGAGTCGGGCATGCGCAATGCCGTGACCATTCCGGGGTACGCCTCCGACTGCTCGGT